AAGTCATTGGTCTCAAAAAACGACTCAATTGCCAACACGGTCGTGTTCTGTACCGCGTTAGTCCCAATCTCGTGTTGCCACAAGGACACAAAGTCAACCACCTGATTGACCGTGATAATCAGCCCAGAACCTACTGGGATCGCGGCTGAAAGGGCATCGCCAACAACGTAGTTCTTGCCCTTGCTGTAGATCGTCACGGAGGTAACGATACCTCCAGCCACCACAATCGTAGCTGTAGCGCCCGAACCGCTTCCGCCTGTCAACGCTTGGTTGGTGTAGGTTCCGTTGGTGTACAAAGTTCCACCAGCAGTTAACGTGAGGGCGTTTACACCACCTACTTCGTTAGTCTCCCATGAAGCCCAAGTTGGGCGAGTAAAGACCTGAGAGAAGTAACCAGCAGAACGACGAGCGCCAAGAGCCTCACCAGCGTCGTACCAAGTGTTCTCGCGTATGTTGTAGATGATGGCATCTGTACATTCAGTAGCGTTCCCACGAGGGTAGAACCACCAAATCTCACCAAAACGAGGAACCTTTGACACCCAAACCTTTTCGCGCTGGGCGTAGTTTAGGTTGTCAAAGAAGTAGTTCTGGTTCATGGTGTTAGGGATCTCTTTCACAACACCGTTGTAAAGCAAGAACCTGTCAACACCGCACCAATAATAGATACCGTCGTACTCAATCACAGACTGAGAAGACAGGATAGACGATTGCGAAGAGATCAAGTCATAACGCCAAAACTGTGGGGGTGTACCAGCACCACCGATGTAAGACACACGGATAAGGCTGTCAAGGCTCCAAAACAGCCCAGAAGGCGCGTTTGAGCCTCCCCTGACGGGTAGCCCTTGGACAATCTTTCCAGTCGCTACAGATACCTCATTGGCGTCCGCAGAGACCCAATCATTTAGATTGCCTGCTGAGCAGTTCCTAATAAGTCCGTTGTTGCCGTAAACAAACACGTAAGGGTGAAGGGTGACCACGCCACCAGAAACGGAAACGTTGTTGTCAAAAGTAATTGTAGAAGCGCCAGATGTTGTTGCGGCGGCAGAAATTATTACGTTCTGTATCTGACCAAGCGTAAACACCAAGCCAGTTGTTGAGCCAGCGGTGGTGACAATTGCCGCGCCACCAGAGGAGGCGGACAAAGTAAAAGTTGTAGCGTAGTTAGTGGCAATGATGAAGTACGTCACGCCAGAGGTAATGCCTGTTGCTGTGCCAGTGTTGGTGCCAGAAACGGCTACTGTTTGACCTATGTACAAACCTGTTGTTGATGTGCAGGAGCACTGACCAGCAATACCAGTTACGGCTACAGCATTCAAAACAGGCACGGAAAGGTTGGCAGAAACAATCGTAGTACCAGAAGGAATACCAGTCCCAGAGATGGATTGACCTGCGCCAATCTGAAGACTTTGGGTCGAGAGATACATTGTCGTGGTGCTGTTGAGGAACACCGACTCGGTGAACACGCCAATAGCTGACAAACTTGTGCCAGTGATGTTGCCACCCAAAACAGGGGTGTTGACGTTGTTGTCAATGAGGGCAAGAGACTGACCGGGGTGCGCTAACAGCAAGTTATTTCCAGATCCGCTGACGTCAAAGAACGTATCAAATTGCCACAGATTGTTGTCCGATGCCGTAAAGTTAGACAGCGTTAGATCCGTCACACCAGCACCCACACCGTTGTTGTCAATAGGAACAACCTGCAAACCCTTAGAGTGCCCATTGAAGACGTTGTTAAAGCTTTGCTGTGGGTTGACGTAAATGCCACGAGATGGGCCTGAAATCCCTGCGGTTATCTGCGTATAGCCACCAACCTTGCGAGGGCGTCCGCGCTGGAACCTTACCCAACGTCCGTCGTTGTAGAACTCTTTGTCAAAAACAGTTCCATCGCGCTGGATGCCCGGCTTTGTATCAAGCGCAAAGACCTTTTTGGTCATTAGAACGTGCCCCCAGAAACGCCACTGGTAAATGTTCCAGTTGTTCCAGAAACAGCTCCAGAAAATACTCCAGTTGTTCCTGCTACAGACCCAGCAATCGTCAAACCTGTTGCTGACAGCGTAGACCTCAAAACGCCCAAAATGGCTGTGTTAAATTGACCAGCACCTGCACGATAAACACCTGTAGTTGCTTCGTTACCAAAGTTTAAGGACGGTGAGCCTACGGTTCCATCAGCCAAACTTAACGTAGTCACAGCGCCAGCCTGAGAGGTGTTGGCGTTGAAGAAATTAGTACCATCGCAAGCCAAGGTCACCTGTTGACCAGAAGGAATGACCACCGACGTACCAGACCCAGTTCCAACAGTCAGGGTAAAGCCACCTGCTGTCACAGAGTTCTTAATCACGTACAAGTTCACCACTGGTGGGTAAACCACTGTGACGTTACCAGTCAATGTTCCTGTGTAGGTCTGAATGGTGTTTGTGGCTTCACTTGAAGTTAAAGTGTACGACCCTGTAACTACCGCCTTAACCAAAGACGTGTAGAAGAACTGGTTACTGACCCCGTAGCCAACGGTCAAGTAGGTTGTACCAGTGCTGACAATGAAAGCAGACTCGTTAGGCGCAAACGTCTTTGTAGACTGTCCGTCAATGTTGTCAGCGGCGGAGATCACCATTGAGCCAGTTCCGCTGTTCTTAAACAAGGTAAACCAGTTGTTTCCAAGCGTAGTGGCTGAAGGTAGCGTGTAAGTACCAGCACCGCCGTCCCACACCGAAGTTTGTGCTCTATTGGTTACGCCAAAAGTCCCAGCGTTAACCAATGTCAAAGCAGGGTGGCTTTGGTTCAAAGTTGAGCCACTGGCAACCAAACCATAGCCAGCCAAGGTGGCGGCATCAGCAGAGGATGTTCCAGTGCCAAAAGCAATGTTGCCCCATGTGCCCGTAACTGTAGGGTTGGCTGTGATGTAGACATACTTGGACTCACCAGCGGCAATCGAGATGATCGTATTAGCGCCAGCGTAGTCTTTAACCGTGAAGGTGTTAGCTCCGACGTTGCGAATCAGCGCGTCGTTACCTACAGAGCTTTGGTTGGCAGGGGGCATGTACAGGCTCAAGCTACCAGCAGTAGCGGTCACCTGCATGATACGAGCGGCGTAGTCGTCAGTGGCGTTGCCGTTGATGGGCCACTCCAACTGGGTGTTAGCGCTCAGAGTAATGGCACGATAAGAAACGTCCGTCGGTTGGATGACGTTGCCTGTGAATGGTGAGTTGTAGCTCATGTTAGTCCTTAACTGTCATTGGCGACCGCTTGGCGATCTGCAACACGCAACTTGTCCTCTGCCGTCAAGATGTCCATGATCAGCTTGTACTGACCCTGCCACAATGGCACTCGGTCGTCATTCTTGAGGAAAGGCATAGCTTGGAGGAGTGATCCGTAAAGCAGTGCTTGGGGGGCGTAGATGGTGAACCAATTGGTCTGGTTGGAGCTGTCCAAAGGTTGGACACGTTCGTAGTACAGCACCTCAAAATCATAAGCCAACGTAGGAGTAGGCGCCACCATCCAATGGGTGTAGTCGTAGTCACAGTAGTACTTTGGGACTTCCGTTTGCGCGGGGTCAGGCCAGTACTCGCGCAGGTACTCATACCTACGATTAAACACAGGCTGGCGCTCACCAGCTACTGTAATGTTCATGGAGACAGTCTTGTGCCAACGAGCAGGCTTATCAATCACGTTAGCGCCTGCGGTCATGGTGCTGGTGTTGACGGTCAGGTTACCCAAAAACTTGATCTGAGAGGCTATAACCTGCTCAGCAAGCATGATAAACAGGGGGATCTTGTCCAGCGTGGAAGTGTCGTTACGCTCCAGATAGGACTGGATGTTTTCGACCAAACTGTCATAGGTCATAACACTTGCGGTCGTCATGCGTTCACCTCGTAGATTCGTTGGGACATTTTAGTATGCCTTTTAACTTGTGACAAGGTTACTTGCTTGCCACGCCCTTAGTCTTCTCAAAAGAACGCATACCAGCGATTCCCAAGATGCCTGACAGGATGACCCAAAGCTGGTCAGCCTCAAGCACTGGGGGAGGATCCATGCCTACTGGAACCCAGCCCATAGCCTGCAAGTACTTCCAGCACCATTGAAACAGCGGATAAAGCAGAAACTGATACCCCATAGCCGCCACACCGATCCAGCCGATGGCAGGACGCCAGCCCGAAACAAACACGCTAGAGCTACCAGCTTCGATCTTGTTGACCTCAATCTGGGCTAGATCGGTTGCTTGGTCGATGCGCTTCTCTTCAAGATCAAGCTTACGTTGCTCAATCTCCATCTCCATCTTCTCTTTGTCAGTGGTGATCAGGTCGCCTGCAACCTTACCCACGGCTTCAATGATTGATCCTACAGCCAGCAAGCTCATGCTAGACCTTTCAATGTGCGGTTAATCCAACCCTTGAGGAACTTGACCTGAACAGGGTTTTTGTTGCATATCTCAACGTAACGGGCAATCTTAGCCAAGGCATAGGACTCCTTAAACCGCTGTCCATCCGTGACTTGGTTGAGCTTTTCAATGGTTTTGGCGCCTATTCCGCCGTCAGGCGTAGCCCCAACAACCAACTGGGCAAGCTTTACAGCCATGCCCATGCCAGCATTTACCCCAAAGTTAAAGATGCTGTTGGCAACCTCTTGGTTTGAAATTTCGTTGCCACGCATCTTGTCCCAAAATTCAACGCGGTAGAACTCACGCACCATAGGCGTAAGAGACCCGCCAAACTCTTTTTTGTCCACAAGCGCCCAGCCATTCCACTGTGGGTTTTTGTTACGAGCGATGCCTGCGTAGGTCATCCCGCCAGTGTCGCCAGCGACTTCATGGAGGACGTAGCCACCCTCGTCCCTAATCATTTGCTCAAAAGCTGGTTCAAACTGAGCCATTAGTTACCTCGTTTAGTTAGCATGGTTGCTGAAATCTCCATCATTGAAATGATGTGTTCTAAGTTGTCAGGTTGACTAGACCATCCTGCCGTAATCTGCCCTATGAACCGACTACGATCTGGGGGCACAGATATTCGGCAGGTATAACCAACTCCTTGCGCTATGTACCAAATGCCCAATTCACTTTGTGGGCGTAGGTACTGACTGCAAGGAACATCCCCCGCCATTAGTTTTACAACATCATTGTTGTTTGCGTGGTTGGCGGTAAACAGACCAACGTCCAAGCCTTCTAACTCCTTACTGCGCCCATCTTTTGTATACAGCCTGTACAGAATCCGAGTGCCCAATATTGGGTTGACTTTAAAAATAGCCACAAACTTAGCGTCTGTTTGTTTAAACAGTACAGAAGCCGCATCGTCTGCTCTTTCCTCGTTGATGCTTGGCATCCGCTTTTGCTCTTGGTACGCAGAGATTAGGAACGATTGGTTTTGCCAAAACATATACCCAACAAAAGCCATAACCCCCATGACAAGGATTGCAAATAGCTTAAATGGACTATCTACGTAGCCCAACACTTTATCAAGCGTTGAATTGGCGTTTAGTTTTTCATCACTCATGGGTTAACCCCAAATCCATACAAGGGTGAACGTACCCCAAATAATGAAGATAACTAAAAAGGCCGCAACGATAAACGCTTCGACCAGATCCCTCATAGCTACAGACCTAAAATCTTTTTGACAAACTCGCCAGCAACGCCGGGGCCAAACAACACGCAGATCATTACCGCATACAGCAAGTACTCAATCTTCGTCATGCGCTTGTCACCATCGCGCAAAGAACGATCTATACTGTTATAACGTTCTAAGCAGACAGCTTCATGCACAGCTAACCTCTTATCAATTTCATCGCTCATTTTTCAAAGTCGCCTTGATCTTGGTTAAATCGGCTTGGGTAAACTTTTGATAGCCAAACTTCAAGTCTTCTGGCATCGGAATTGTTTCTATTTTCGCTGGTATTTCAGTGCTTGCCAAGAGGGCAACGTCGGCAAATGACATTGTTTTTCCAGTCCCCACGTTCCAAATGCCAGACTTATCCACATTGAAGAACTTTTTGTGTATGTTGATCACATCATCCACATGGATAAAGTCCCTCTTAAACTGATCACTACCTTCAAAGATCTTGATTACCCCAGTCTTAGCCTGCTCACGAAACTTATGGAAAGGTGAAGCCTGATCACCCTTGTGATCCTCATGGGGGCCATACACATTAAAGTAGCGAAAGATCTGCACAGGCGACTCTGGGCGCATGTCGTGAAAGTAACCCTCTACAAACGCCTTAGACTTGGCGTAGAGGTTGGCTGGGGCTACGAGGTCAGTTTCCTTGAAAGTCGTGTTGTGGGGGCCATAGACCGATGCAGAAGAGGCAATCTGAAGAGGTATGCCGTACTTCTGGCACCGCTCCATCAAAGTAACCGAATAACCCACGTTTTGCTTGCGCAGAGCTGACCAGTCTTCACAGCGAGTATCTGAGATCGCCCCAAGGTGAATAACACGGTCTATTCCATAAAGGGAATACTCGTCACCCAAATCACATAGGTCTAGCTCGTGTTCAGACAAAGCCTTGACCATGTTCTGCCCAATAAAGCCTTTGTAACCTGTAATTAAAATACGCATACGGCTCCAATGCTTTGGCAAGATATTGCCGCTTTTTCGTTGGCAAACGGCAAGGCTATGCCCATGTCACCAGTCTCTAAGTGTTTGACCACCATAGCCGCTAGGAACACGTCACCAGCAC